TCTTCGACAATTTAATGCGAACAAAGACTGGTCGATTCATTATGCATCTGGGAGACTTTGCATATGACTCTCTGCTCTATATCAATAAGATTATTAATGCATCAAGAAGACTGCTCGGGATGCAACCGTGGAGTTTGGCAAAGTATTTAAAGCGTAAAGCAAAACTTGCTGCCAATTATATTGGTGAGTTCGAAAAAGAAATGTCTTACTATTGTAAACGCAAAGGTTATGATGGAGTTATCTGTGGACATATTCATCATGCAGAAATTACACAATATGATGAGATTGTTTACATGAACGATGGTGACTGGTGTGAAAGTTGCACTGCTCTTGTAGAAAATTATGATGGAACATGGGAAATACTTAAAAAATAATTGACTGTCTTCTAAAAGTATAGTATAAATAGAGGGTGCCATGCTTCGGATGGTACTTTAAACACTCGCTTAACAGGAGAAAATAAATGAAATTTGATACAACAAGTTTACCGCACATCGACCGTTATTTTGTTGGCGCTGATCGCGTCATGAAAAGGTTAGCAGATATTGCTGATCAATCGACGCTGATGATGCCAGTTAAATACCCCCCATACAATATCAAGAAAATCGATGAGACTCGATACGTAATCGAACTGGCAGTTGCTGGTTTCGGTAAATCAGAGATTGATATTGAATTACAAGAAGGTAAGTTGTCTATCCACGGAAAGTGCGACTCGCCTGAATCCACTGAATATCTCTGGAAGGGGATTGCCGAGCGAGGATTCAAACGTGAATTCACTCTCGCAGATAATGTGGAAGTAAAGAGTTCTTCGCTGGTTAATGGTATGCTAAAGATTTTTCTTGAGGCATTTATTCCAGAAGAAAAGAAAGCAAAGAAAATCGACATCACTGATGAGGATAGTGAATATCCATCACAAGCTGCCGAATTCTTAGCAGAAGGTAAGACTAAGTAATTAAATGTGGTGGGTGGGATTAATTCTCACCCACCATTAACAATGAAGGTGATAATATGTGATGTTAAATTTGACTGAACCTCTTCCTTGGAATCTAACGCATCACAGGTACTGTGTTGTTGGTGTTGCAAGATCTGGAACACAACTTACTGAAGCACTACTTAACTATTCTATTGGTAAAAAGTTTGAAGGTGTTGTGACACTTGAAGATTTCATGAACTTTAATACTGCTTATTTTGCCAATCTCGACATAGATGAAAATAACAAACTGTCATTTAACATGGTTACTGATGGTGACGGTAAACTAAAAATGGCTGCCAATAGAAATGTCGAACAACTTCCTGCGTTAGGCAAGGATTGGATCGATAAGGTTTCGCGAGCAGATCCAACACAACCATTGACATGTCGTATATTCTTAGATGATAGATTAACATTTATTTCTCTTGTTGATGGTCTGGAGTTTCTAAAGAAACAGAATTTTAAATTCGTATATGTTAATCGTAACTTCGAACATAAGATTCTCAGTTCTTACTTTGCTAAGAAAACTATGATTTTCAGAAGTGGAAAAAACTCTGCTGTGTTAGACGTGGATATTCCAGAACTAAAGACGATGATCCTTGGTCGTTATCTTATGGAAGAACACAATAAGAGAGTCATGACTAATATTGTCGGCAGTCATATTGTTGTGGAATATGATGAATTGACTTCGATGGCAGCACACTTAGATGAAACTGAGAAGAAACTGGCATTCGGAATCTTTAATGAAAAACAATTACCTCTCGATCCATACGAACAAATTGCAAATACTGACGAGGTGAAAGAAGTTTTTGCAACTTTTTACCCGAACATGGTAAATCTATCCTCTCAATTACTAGGAGCAAATCGATAATGATTGCTTCTTTCTCGACTAAATAACAACATGAAGGTGAATACATGAGTAATATTAGATGTGTGAAGTTAATCAGTGGTGATGAAATTATCGCTGATATCGATGAGACAATTGATGGTCTTGTCATTCTAAAGAAACCTATGCAGATTATGATGATTCCTAATCAGAATAATCAATTCGGTATAGGTCTAGCACCATTCTGCCCTTACGCGAAGGATGACGTTGTTCCTTTGCGTTCTGGTGCAGTTATCACAGTTTTTGAACCAGAGACTGGCATGCTAAACGAGTATAATACTCGCTACGGTTCAGGTCTGGTTGTTCCAGAAAGTAAAATTATCATATGACACAATCAAACATAGACCCGTATATTTACCGTATTAAATCGGTTACCAAAGTTGTAGATGGCGACACTATTGACGCTGATATTGACCTTGGTTTCGATATTTCCCTTACTAAAAGAATTCGTCTTGCAGGTATCGATACTCCAGAAAGTCGAACAACAAATCTCAAAGAAAAAGCATTGGGACTTGAGTCTAAAGAGTGGATGAAGAAAACTCTTGCAGGTGCTAAAGATATTCTAATCAAGACTGAGTTACCAGATAGTACAGAGAAGTATGGTCGTATCATTGGTCACCTGTTCATCAACGGTCAAGAGATCTCATTAAATAACCAGATGATTGCTGAGGGATATGCTCTGGCATATGATGGTGGCACAAAAGATATGGATTTAGAATTACTATTGTCGAGAAGAAAGAAATAATAATCCCTAGTATGTTTTCTAATTCTAAAAAAATTGTATCAGAATTCTTTGCAAATCATGTAGGCAAGTTTTTGGAAATTGGTGCGAACGAATTACATTTAAATCATAACGATGAACCTTGTTCGCATCTATTAGAGAAGGGATGGTACGGTCTATACTGCGAACCAAATCCCTTTTCTTTGGTGCGTTTAATTGAGCAAACTAAAGATTATAATGTAGATATTCTTTGTGCTGCAGTAAATTATAAAACTGGTATAAGTAAATTTAAAGCATCTAAATCGCATGCATATCTTTCTAGTATGGATTCTGTCTGGATGGATTTCACGTTAGATCTAATGCCTGAGTCGTTGAAGAATATTCCACGTGATGATCATAATATCTTCATTAATACAGTAACACCATCTGAAATATTTGACAAATTTGGTTATGATTTTGATTGTATTAGTATAGACGTAGAGTTACCTCCATGGCATACACATCAAATTTTAACACAGATTGACTTTGATAAAGTTATTGCAAAAATGGTTGTCGTCGAGACCAAGTTCTATTCTTCTGATGAGTATATGAGAAAGTTTGGATTTTCTATTAACTTTGATGGACCAGATACATTTTATATCAGATAAATCCCTTTACTTTTGTTATGTTTTATAGTATAGTAGTATTTGATTGATGAGGGATTTACATGAAATTTTATACATGCGCACACCAGTATGGTTCCAAGGTTCTTGTCCGTGGAGTACATAACGGTGTGCGCTTCACCAAACGAGATGACTTCAGTCCCACCCTGTTTGTAAAATCTAAGGGTGGCGCAGAAACACAATACAAGTCTCTGTATGGAGAAAACCTCCAACCGATTGACTTTGAAGATAACAATGCTGCCAAGCAGTTTGTTCAGACATATGGTCAAGCAGAGAATTCTGAGATCTTTGGACAGACCAACTATGGTTACCAATATATTACAAAAAAGTATCCTGGAGAAATTCAGTGGGATATGTCTCAACTTAATATTCAGACTGTCGATATTGAGACTTCAGCAGAGCATGGGTTTCCTGATGTAAACAATCCTATTGAGAGTGTTCTGTTGATCACTACCAAGGATTTGATCACTCGTCAGATTATCACCTTCGGTTGTGGTGAGTTTGATGACCAGAACTCTGAGATTGTCCAGACCCTGAGGGATGCTGGCAACAAGTTTCTCTATGTGAAATGTGATGATGAGCGCGACTTGCTAGAAACCTTTCTGCGTTTCTATACTGATAATCATCCAGATATTATTACAGGTTGGAACTGTGAACTGTTCGACATTGCGTATCTAATCTCTCGGATAGATCGTCTGTTCTGCACTGAAGAAGATACAACCATGCGCAAGAAGTTCTCGCCATGGGGTCTGGTTCGTCGTAAGAATTTGACAATCATGGGTCGCGAACATATCTCATATGATATTACTGGCGTTGCAGTTATAGATTATCTCGATCTCTATAAGAAATTTACGTATACTCGACAAGAGAGTTACAAGTTGGATCATATCGCCAAGGAAGAACTTGGTAAGAAAAAACTTGAGCATCCGTATGAAACATTCCGCGAGTTCTACACAAAAGACTGGACACGGTTCGTAGAGTATAACATCATCGACGTTGAGATCGTTGACGAACTTGAGCGCAAGATGAAACTGATTGAACTTGTGCTTACGATGGCATACGATGCTAAGTGTAATTATACGGATGTGTTCTCACAGGTTCGCACGTGGGATTGTATCATTTACAACCACTTACATGATCAAAATATTCAGATCCCCCAGAAGAAAGAAAACAGGGGTAGGACTATTGAGGGCGCGTATGTGCAAGAACCAAAACCAGGAAGGTATGACTGGGTTGTTTCCTTTGATGCTACATCGCTGTATCCATCTATTATCATGCAGTATAACCAATCACCAGAGACTTTCGTTCAGGGTGTAGTAAAAGACACAACGGTGAAGGGTTTGCTTGGTCATAGTTATAACCTCGAGGATCTCAAACAAGATGATGTTTGCATGACTGCCAATGGTTATTGTTATACTCGTAAAAAGATGGGAATGTTTCCTGAGATTGTTCAGAAGTTCTTTGATGACCGACAACGTTACAAGAAACTTATGATTATTGCTCAGAAAGAATATGAGGAAACTAAAAATCCCAAACTAAAGAACGACATCTCGAAGTATAATAACTTTCAGATGGCAAGAAAGATTCAGTTGAACTCACTGTTCGGTGCGTTGGCGAATGAATATTTCCGATACTATGATGCTCGTATTGCCGAGGGTATCACTACGACTGGTCAGTATATTATTCAGGAAGTAGGTAAGGCACTTGACATCTATCTCAACAAAGTCGTAGGAACAAATGGACACAACTACTCTTTCTACAGTGATACTGATTCTTGTTATATTTCCCTGGACCCTCTTGTTCGTAAGTATTATAGCAATCTATCACGCGATAAACTCATTGACGTTCTCGATAAAATCTGCGAAGAGAAAATCACAGAGGCAATCAACGAAAGTTGTGATCAACTTGCGGACTACACGAACGCATTTC